TCTTTCTATTATAATTATACCACTAATCTATTTTTAATTAAACTGATTCTTGGAATGCTCTAATTCGGGCGACCCTCTCCCGGGATAGTGTCAGTAAGGGGGTCGCCCGAGTCGGGGCCCTGATTTCGGCGAGCCGATTGCTGGTCTCGTATATTCTGTCGTGCTTGGCGCAGCTCAGCCGGACTGGCACCCCCTTGGCGAAGAGTACGGATCATGCGCTGTTCCTGGGCCCGGGCATCTTGCGAGGACACTTGCTGGCCTTGTTCGGTGCCGCGGTTTGCGCGGTCGGCGGTTTCTTCCGCCAGGTTGGCGTCACGGATGCTGTCGCTGGCCCTGCTTCGCTCTGCGTCTCTTGTAGCTTGCTCGGACTGTCGTTGTTGATGAGCAGCACGCGCATCATCAGCGTCTTTCATGCTTAAAAGAACGTTTTTGCTTACCAGTGCGTTGGCCTTTTTATAGTCGCCGGATTGTACTGCCCTTCGGATGGTATCTTTAATATATTTATTCTTTTTAGCATTAGTATAAACATCTCGTACAGCCATTTCATCGTCGCCACCACCGGGCTGGCCATCGGGGCCATAAAAGCCCGGGCCGGAGCGATTTTCGCCGTGCGGGGCGTAGGGGTTGGCCTCGGTGGTCGTGAAGGGAGCAGGGTCAGTGAGGGAGGCCTCCTGGGCCGCGCGGGTTGGGTCGTTGACAAACCACTCTGGATACTTCGTTATGATATTTCTTCTAGACTCTTCAAGCGTTTTGGCCGCGTAGCCGCGTTTGTTGGCATACTGGCCCTTGACCTCATCATCCCACGTAAAATAGTCGCTGTAACGAGATCTTGTATTCTGATAAGAGTAAAAATCCATCATCCCTGTCTCTGGTCCATACCCCAAGGTCAGGTTAATTTTCACCAGATCAGTACCGCCGTATGTAAAGGGCTCAAAAGAAGCAGCCTTTATAACAGGGTCGACCAGCTTATGAATTCCTACCGCAAAAGCGCCAGGGTTAGGATTAGGCCGATGAGCGGCAAGGTCTTTTTTGTATTTGCCGGCGGCGGGGCCGCGTGCGTGCGGATCGTTCCTCGCGGACCACTCCACGATCTTCATAGTCTTGTCGGACTGGTTCCCAGCATATACATCGGAAGGGAAAAGCTTAACACCTTCTTTGGTACCCTGGCTCCCAGCGCCAGCCCGGCTGGCAGCCGCGATGGCAAACAAAAAATTTAAAGACCAGTGTAGATCGTCACTTAGAGTTGTTACAATGGTCAGTTTTGCATCATTTAAAGTATACTGGTTTTTACTATTGTCCGGGACCGCGACCCCGCCGTCGCTCGTTTCTAGCATTCCTTGCGTAAAACCAAAGCCCGGCGGCGTAAAAGAATAGCCGATATAATCGCTGATGCGAAGATATAGCATGCCGCTATTGGACTGGTATCTCGGCCTGTTCATACCCCGAGGCCCTACTTTAAGTGGGTCTGGGGATACTGGGGCGGTGCCCGGCGCGCCTGTCACGCCCTTGACGATCGCCAGGGCCTTGGCTGTGGCATCGTCGTTGTCGTCGTCGTAGGCGTCCGCTAGGGCCGTGGCCGCGTCGGCGACCCAGCTGTCGAAGCCGTTGCCGGTGAGAGTACAAGTCGTGGCCCCCTCGACCCCCTCGACCTGAGCTTTGATGGCCTTCTTCTTTAGTTTAAGGGCCTGGAGCGCGCTAGCGGAGCGTTGGGGGCTCGTGTAGCCTGCCGCAACAACCCTGGTGTCGCGGTTGATACCGACCGGCATGTACACAGGAAACTCGATAGTAAATCTATGTTGCTGTTTCGGCTCTAGGTGAGTGTCGGTCCAAAACCGGCGATTCTTGTCGGTGTAAGGATTGCTCGTGTCCGGCCCGGGAGAGGGGGAGGACGCGTCGGCGAGTGCTTGTCGGGCGGCGTCGAGTGACGGTGAGGTCAGAGACTGGGCGCCTGTATTCCGGAACTCACCCTGCGGATTCCCTACGTCTTGGGTCGCAAGGCTCGGGAAGTTGGCCGTCAGAGTAGACCAGGTTGCCATCTCGGGCCCTTTATTTAGAGGCCGCGGCCTAGGGAGTGTTCGTAGGTAGCCCAGTCATAACGAAGTGTCATATCAACGGTCAGCAAATCTTCACTGGCATAATCCAAAGTTCCATAAGAAACGCTGGTAATAAAGGGATTATGTATGTTGTACTGCCCGATCTGTAGGCCTTGGCCATCAATCTCAGAAACTTGCACTCCGCCGCCTAGGGCATTCACCGCGTTTGCTTTGTTAACCGTTGCGGGATCCGTAACAGACCCTCCTTGGGCTACTTGGTCAGGCGGAACATATCCAGCAAGCAGTAGCACTGATTGAAGCTCTAGATCCATATCGGGACTGAGGGAGTTGACAAACTGCATTGTAATCTCGTTCCAGCTGACTCGGCCAGGATAGTAAAATGTCTTGTCCAAGAACTGATGCTCGGTTACTCCAATTGTATACGCCGGCTTTTGAAACGTTCTCGCATAAATTTGTGTACTCGTTCCGCTTGGTAAATCAAATGAAACCAAAAAACGATGTGCGCGTTTCGGCTCTTGTGTTGCGTTGCTCCAGAATTCTGCCATTTTAATATCCTCTTTAAATTAAATAGTGAGAGGGCTTAAAACCCCCCCACTTTATTATTCGAATTCCACTCCCGATCGTGTAATCACAAAGTCAAGTGCAATAAACTCAATAGCGCGTGTTGGCTTCAAGAGAATCTTAGCATACATAATGTTTCGATCAACCATATCCGGAGTAGTAGTAGATGTATCTAATATCACTCTATAATCTGAAAGTCCGAAACGACTCTTGATTGAGGCCAAGAATGGATTAACCTGATTAAGGAATCGGTTCCAAGTAACCTGCTGATTTGGGTCGAATAGAATTGTATTTGCGATTAGTCGAATCTCCTTCTTCAAGAAGATCATCAGTCGTCGTACATTAATCCGATCCAGAGCAGACGATGTGGCCTGCAAGGTCTTCTGTCCGAAGACCACTAGGCCCTCAGCCGGGAACGATGCGATGGGGTTAATGTTTACCTCATATAGATTATCGCGTTGAGTTGCGGTTAGCTTCTCAACAACATTTACCACGCTGAGACCAGCACTTCTGTTATTAAGGCCGCCGCGGTTGAAACCAGCGGGGGCGAACCATAGCTCGGAGCGTGCAGCCGAAGAGGCTAACACACCCAGTGCGATAGTAGAAGGGGGCACCCAAAGGCGGGCGCGTGCACGGTTATCAACAATCTGAACCCATGGGTAGTATGTACAGCCATAACTTGAATTAAGGTTTCGGGCCTCTAAGTCTGTTACTGTCGTTGCCGAGGATCCTACGCGGTCGCTAAATGCGTCCGTGTTCTCGGTGCTCGATGTGTAACCACCCTCAAGGTCGATGATAGCCAACGTGTCCTTTCGATTCTCGGCCATGGCCAAGAGGAAGTCCGTTGTCTGCTCATCCGTAATGCCAGGCATAACGGCTGCATTGATATTAACCTGATCAACATCGCCAACCGAATCGATGGCCTTACGAAGAGTAAAGTACATCGGATAGGCAGTCGTTGTCTTATTGCTTATTGCGTTATCAACTGCTCGGGTGTTGTTGAAGGGGTTCTTCTCAAAAAGATCAAATCCGTCAAAGCCGCCATACATCGGAACAGTAAACTTGTTAATGTCCTCATTCAAAACCTGGGTGTATGATGCACTGAGTGCGGTCTGGGATGTTCCTGCTCGGCGAGCGCCCTGGGGCGTCCCGCGTCGAATATTGCCACCGTTGGGCGTCGCGGCCGGATTGCCGGCTCCCACAACAGTGTCGTTGTAAAGGAAGACGTCCGAACCAGAGTGCGTCCAGGTTGCGCCGTTCCACACAATGTCGTCTAAGGAGAAACCAGGGCCCAATATTAAGTTGGTTGCCGTCGCACTAGTGGGTTTGATCCTCACTAGGTCCCGAATCGACCCATCAAAGATTGGGGTTGTAGGTCCTTGATTTGTTGACAAGCCAAAGAAAGCCTTAGTTTCTTTCGAAAGGCGACCGTCACTAGCATTTGCACGGAGCGGAAGGGTCGGGAAGACAAGGCTTGCTGTCTGGAACATGGGAGCGTTTTTATGTACACCCCCAAAGTCGACGGCACAGAGCTGTATGTTAGTCTCGGCACTAAGCGCATCCAAGGGCAAAGAGCCGCTGGCGCCGTTGGCACAAATGTTCAGAACAGGGACGGCCGCCGGGTTAGAGCCGGAGCCGGAAAGGTTATAATTGAGAACCTTCGTGGATCCACTCTGTAACTGCAGCGCTGTGTAAGCAGGAATGCCGCGGAAACCGAAAGGAACCAAAGACGCATCCTGGTCTCCGTTTTCCACTGTGGGATCTAGTTCAACTCGAATAAATTGAGATTGAACGGGGTATTGTCCCACCTCTTTCCACTTTTGGTTAACGCTATCATAGCTATAGGAGCGGTCACCGATTCTTTTGCCAATAAAGTTACTTGACGCAGGGTTGAGATCCAAGTTATTGAACTGTTCTAAGATACGAGGATCTTCATCGATATCCTTGATGTCTCTAACTAGAAGAGTAAAGGAACCATATGGCTGAAACTGGGGATTTGAGGACTGCTTAACATCACTGATAGAGATCTTATAGTGCGACTGAGCATACTCCGTTCCTTCGCGTGACATAACACGGAAGAGCCTCTGAACAGTATTGTTAATATCAAAAGTACTGGTATCAGTGTTAAGATCCTGACCAACAATCCAGGGGGTCCCTGGTGTGCTGTAGCCTTGGTTAAAGTCGCCACCGTAAACGGAGCCACTCTCTAGTGCCAAAACGACGCCCATGGTTCCACTAAAGTTGGTACGAGTGATGTCGCCACCGTCTTCCCAGTTTCCAACCGAATCAAGAACGAATTTCTCGTATGACTCGGCCAAGAAGTGGTCTTTTAGGTTAGCCGCAGGAGTAATCTGATCATTAAGAAGATGCGGGTTTGTGTTAAACACCTTACGGATGTAGCGCGCTGACTTAGGATCAAAGTTGAAGGTAGTCTCAATGGTCTCGCTAGAGCCAGAGATTCGTACCCGGAATTCATTTGCCGATCCGCCAGTACTGCTAGCGCAGCCCACGAGGGCCCCTGCAGCTGTAACAGCCGATCCGGTGCCGCCTAGTGGCCCATTTAACTCAACCGTCGTGCGCGAGCCTGTAGTCTGTATAATGGCCGCTAAGACGCCTTCGCCGTAAACACCCTCACCGAAGGTCGGGGGGCCTAGGCCGCCGGCAAAGCCAACAGGCGTGATGTCTCCGGAGTCGGTGGTGATTGTGTCGTTACCGTCGGTGCCGGCGACTGCTTGTGTCAAGCTTAATTCGCCGGCGCCGTCATCAACGACGGTGATTGTTGTACCGTGTCCGTTGGTGGGATCTGCGATACATGCAGCAAGAGACGTCGCGACGGCCGCGGCGCTTGTGGTATATGCAAATAGCGGCGGATCCACAGTCAGGTTCTGGGCGGCCGCGGCTTCGTACTCTTTCACGAGGCCGGCGCTGTTCTCGATTGTGACGATCTTACCGTTCATAGGCACGCCGAAGCCGGATACAGTGATTGTTCCCGAAGCGAAGCGCATCTGGTCTGTCACCGAACCACTGCCAATAATGAAGAGGCCGTAGGTGGCGCCTTCGCTAGTTTGAACACCGCCGGAGTCGACAGCGAGCTTGGGAATATCCCAGCCTGCGGTCGCGCCGCCAGACTCTTGGTCGCCCACCAGTCGAACGAAGGTTAAAGGAGAACCGTTTGCGAGGTAGGCTTGGGCGGCATATGCGCCATAAGTCGGGTTGGAATAATTACCATTTCTCCATACATCGGAGTTTGCGGCGCTGCCAGGAATTGGGTTACCAAAGATTTGAACGAATTCGCCGAAGCTCGATACTCTGGTGGGGACTAGTGCGGGGCCTTTCTCGGCTGTGCCGAAGACTACAGGACCGGCGCCTATAGTGGTTGTGGTGCTGATCTGTGACTGATCAATTTCATTAATGAAAACACCGGGTGATACAAATCTAAAACTATCTACTGGCATTTGTTGTATTCTCCTATACGTGAAACGCTAACGTTCAAGAATAAATAGTAAAATAAAACTGCAAACAACCTTTACTCTTTATAAAAGCCGGAATTATCCAGGAAGTCCTGAACATCTCCGAAAATTACGCGTTCGCGAGGGATTTTTACTTCAACAGCGTTCTCGCGGCGTACGATGGTCGGCTTCTCTTGATTATCCCCATCCCCAAATAGATAGCCAAGCACCTTAAATGATATCATCGTTTCATAGTTTCTCTGTTTCATACCGATGTCCGCAACGTTGGATTGGTTGTTTATAGAACCATCGATAAAGGCCTCATATTTGTGGCCATCTGATTCTATTCTCACCGGCATTCGGTTAAGGCCCCCTTGGCGGATAAACTTGCGCAAGATTTCATTGGTCTGTTGCTGGTATTCAGTTCGAAGAGAGATCTCATAATTAACGGCCACCCACGTAGGGAAAGGAATGGTTATTGTCTCATACACCGTACGATTGGCCGCGACTGTTGGCCATGTGTTGCGACCAAAAGTTCTTTTTGCGTATGCATTTTGAAATTCAGCGGTCTTTTTTTGATTTATCCGGCGAGCAATGGTTATACTGCCCCCCATAGCGTCTCTAACTTCCGGAATATTGGCGGCCGGGATGGCATATTCAGACGCAGAGTTCTTTTCGATACTTGTACGGTTAACAGTAATAAGCGGTAATATTAATGTTTCTTCTGAATCACGAAGCTCTTTGTTATGTTTAAGCTGATATGATCTTTCGGCGGTTACCCACAACACCGGTACCTTTTTAAAACCTTCGTTGGTATTGACGGACAGATCGAGTCTTTTGTCAACATAGTTTAATACGGCTTTATCAATTGTTTCAAGAGAAGAATCAGAAAACTCAATACGCTGGACCCTCTCTTCAACCTTCTTATCTCCTATGTAGGCCTTTTTGTTGGGGTTTTTTATTTGTTTTTCTGTTTTTTTGCTATTGGGCATTTATCTATCCCACGTAAATGCCGACTGGGACATTCTCCAATACCTTCTTCGTAGAATCCTGGAGACTAGAATCTGCCACGGATAGCTTCTCATATGTCATCTCTTCTAGGAGTGTCTTAAGCTCTTCTCTAAGGCCGTCTTGTTCAGCTTTTGCTTGCCCCAGAAGTTCGGCGGCGTTCATCGTAACACTTTCGCCTGGGATAGGTACGACTGCAAATTTTCCGCGGACCTGACCCAACATTTCCTTGGTTAAAGCTAAAGCAAACCGCCGAATCCACTGCTTGCCAATAGAGTTTATACTTTCGAAAGGTAAGTTGTTAAAGGGCAGCGTATTCATATTATTGATGCCATCGGCACCGGTTTTGCCGCGGGCTGAGTCCTCCCAAGGCTCATAATCGCCCTCAATTGTAAAATTAATCCAAAATTTACCGGGACTAGTTCCAATTGGTTCCGGGAAAAGCCTTAGCATATTATCTTTTATTTCATATGAATAGTGAGAAATGCGAGTTGTGAGGGCGTCTTCATAAGCCATGGCTTGAAGTTTGTTCTGCCAAACCGGTACTACCTCAAATGTCGAATCATCGGCATATTGTCCATATGTCCTCATATTGCCAACAACGGAAAAGCCTCCATAATATCCATAGAAGCGCCACATTGCGCGAGGCGTTTTATAAAAGACCTTCCTTACAATAATTCGTTTATCTTTGACGCGTCCGAAATAAGGAACCGAGGATGAAAGGGCTGATGAAGATGAAACAACGGTCTGTAAATCATAGTCTTGTACCCCCACAAGCCGATCGAAAGAGGCCGAGTAGATCGGTTCCGTACCGCCGATGCCGGTTTCAGTTATCATCTTCTCCGATACTCTGCGCGAGTAACCATAATCAAATTTTGGATATCTTAATTCAACATTTGACCCCGATAGGCTGTCACCACTAACAATTTGTCCGTTTTGGTCAAAAGAAGCAGTCTGGGCGCCCAACAGACTCGATAGTGAATTTTTACTTTGATGAAGATTGACCAGATAAGAGTATTCTAGAACTGCTTCTTCATAGGCTGAGTATACATTTCCTTCTGTTAACTCAATATCTAGTACGTCGCCGCCTAGTTTCTTGTAGGTGTAAGCTACTTGATCCGAAGCTCCGGATAGAAAGGCGGTCGAGTTCGCATATATGCCGAATGGTAATGTTGCAACAACATTGGTGGTGCTCCCTGTGACAGGCAACACATTCGCATTTGAGGTAGATGCAGGGTTGAGTTTCGGGATGGCCATTTATTTTCCTCTTATTGGTACATTACTAAATAGAAAGCCCCGCCTCAAAAGAGACGGGGCTTTAACTATTTTGACTGTTAGTCGACTATGTCAGACTAATTGTCGAGTGCCTGCACAATCACAAGACCGTACATGTCAGGACGAACCATCTTCTTGGCATATCGAGTCATCACGCCCTTGCGAGGCACGAAGTCTTCAACGCCGAAGATCGTCGGTGTGGTCTGCAGCGGCACATAAGGTGCATACACATAACCACTTTCAAGGAAGCTACTACCTCGACGTCCCACCAAAACGATGTTACGCGGGAAGTAAGGATCGACGATAACGTCGAACTTCTTCGAGAGCGAACCAACCTTAACAGCACCCGCGTCGCCGCGGTCGCTATCAGCAGTCACATTGGCACGGAAGCCAGCGGTGAACTCAAGGATGTTGGCAATTTCAGGTCCGCAGACGATGAAGTTGGCAGCACCACGGAGAGTCTTCCGATGGATCTGAGCCGAGACGTCATTAATGGTCTCAATGAGAGTCTCATACCACTCACTGACATTACCAGTGAAGTCCGGAGGACTTGCGGCATTAGACACATCAGCACCAGTAACTCGATTGACGAATTGTCCGGGGTTGCGCGACCAGTACCGAGTGGCAGCAGTTGCACCGCGAACGAGATCTTCAACGATCTCACGATCAATCTCAAGAGCGATCTGCTCAGACAGAATCTGAGTCAGCTCGACCTCCGCGTCAAGGTTGTGGTAGGCGTTAAGATCCTGTCCTAACTCCGGGGTCCACTTGGCCTTGAGCTTCTTGGTGATAGCTGTGACAGCCACGGAATCGACCTTGATGTCGATCTCGGGGATGTTAGCCGCACCTTCGAGTCCCCATAACGGAGCGGCAGCAACCGCACCAGTCTGAGCACCGGCCTGGAACTGATCCACAACCGGGAAGGTAAACATCCAGTTCTGCGAACCAATGTCGGCAGTTGCCGCAGTACCCTCGCCTTCGATAGAACTCGTGAGAGTCACAACGGAAACGCCTGCGGTAGCCTCGAAGATGACAAAGACATCATTATTACGATATCCCGTAAGATCTAGGTGAGAACCCGAGAAGGCGCTCTGCCGGCGGACCTGACTACCAGAAATGGGGCCTAGGCCTGTGGTCGAATCCTCTGCTGTCGGAGCAGTGTCGGGGTCCAGGGTAAGGGCGACCAAGTCATCAAAGTTGAAGACAGAAGTCGCGTTAGAGCCTGTAAGCGACGCACGTGGAATCTGATAGACAGCGCAAACACTACCCGAGAGACCGGGATCATAACCAACTAGCCGGTCAAGTGTGGGGTCGCTTCCATCACCAACAGTACCGGCAGCGACGCGAGCGCCGCCGTCTGAACCGAGAGTAATAGACGCAGCACCCTGTGATCCGAGCTTAATGGTTGCCGACCCCGTTGGAGACGAGTAACCGTTGTTTAATGCATACGGACCACGCTCAGCGTTGACACCTGTGAGGGTGACACCGCCGGTGATCTCGGCTGCAACGCGCCCGCCACCGTAGAGTGACGAAGCGGTTGGGTATCCAAGACGCTGACCGGCTGGGACGTTGTCACCAACCGTGTTGCCGACAGTAAAGTCGAGGAAGAAGATGAGGCCCGAGGGCAAACTCATCGGCTGAACGCTAACGAGATCGTTGGCGATCAGGGAGCCGAATACGCGGCGGACGAGGGGGAATGCGACAGCCGCAAAGCCCTCAACGTCTCCACCCGCCATGGATGAAGACTCTCGAAGTAACTCTTTTGCTTGGTTCTCAAGCAATCGAGACATGCCCTGACGGGCAGCATCGTTACCAAGACCTTCAAGCAGACCGGTGTTTTCCCACTTATTAATAAGTGCAGCACCTTCCGCAGAAAGATCACGATTAACAATACCTTCGGTTAATTTCTGTACAATAGACATATTATAAACCTCCTATAGTTATGTTGAATGTCATTTATTCAAACCTGCTAAACGCAGCATCCGACCCATATTTGGATCGATTGTTGCCTCGTTGTTTTTCTTGGAGTTGAGTAAAAGCGACACGGGTCTTTGAACGGCTTCACGAAGTGTTTGTGGACGGGTTCTCTGATCAGGAGTGGTCCCCACTGCGTTTTGAATTGTTTCAAAGATCATGCCGGCTTCTTCAACAGAATTGGCAGATTGAACAGCTTCGACAATTTGATTCTTTTGTCGCTCATTCAAGGAGGCGCTGTTTAATGCCTTGTTTTGATAAACAAGCTTGGCGTTTTCCAAGTTCAACTTAGTAAGCTGATCCTTGGATTCAATTAAGAGAGCGCGAAGCTCCCTTGTTGATTCTTTAAGTTGGGAAATCTTGGCCTCGTAAAGTTCCGCGTCGGATACGACGTCGGGGGCCGTGGCAACTTCCTCTTCAATTTCCTCTTCTTCGAGGTGGGCAGCCTGTGCGGCGCCCATGGCGTCATTGTTGGCCTGCTCGATGCTATTATCGGCAGAATTCACAGAAGCCCATCCTTGGGGTCGCGGTGTCATGTCGACGACCAATTCTTCGATAAGATCAGAAAGCATTTCTTCGGTAATGGCGATGTCTTCATCCTCTGACTCGGTGTGAACATTTTCTTGGTCTTCTCCTTCACCGGCTGCGGCGACTTCGGCTGCGTCGGAAGACATTTGCTTAAGGTCCTCTTCTTGATCTTCTGACAAATTTAAAGCTACTTCCTCAGAGCTGGGCATCTCATCAACTGTCGGTTCTATGCCTTGTGCCTCTTCTTCGGCAATACGAGTCTTAAGAGCATCAAAATCAATTTCAACGATTTCTTCTTGAGGTGGAGATCCTATTTCTTCATTTTGAAAAGCATAAGGGACTTCATCGATAAACTCTGTAAGCTCGGGATCGGCTTCAGTATCTTCTTCAAGCCCAAACTCGTCTTGCTCTAAAAGGGTATCCAATGCTTTCTTAACATCGCTCGAATACTTCTCTAACACTGCGCTTTCCGCATTTTTAAGGGCAGCTTCCTTGAGGGCTTTAGCGTCTACAATCGCTTCTTCTAATAGTGAAGACATAGAATTACTCCAAATCTGATGACTTATCAAAAATAAATAGTTCGTAAGATGGGGAAATGACTAATAGTTGCGTATTGCTGTCCATAATAGTGCTCTTAGTCCCCGCCGCCGCCTTCTTGCTGTCTGTTATCTGTTAAAATAAACCAATACGCACCAGTACTCACCAACGTAACGCTCTGCGCGGAGCCGCTGATCTCGATTTCGTCCTGTGGGCCCGCTTGCTGGCTGGAACCCATAAACTGGCCGCCAGAGCCGGTAATCGTAAGTATCTCATCGCCCTGGTAGGTAGTCAAAATGTGATATGTTCTTCCAGTAACTCCACTAGCAGCTGGGAGAGTTACGGTTGCGGCAATGGCGCCCGTAAGGTCTGCTATGTAGTGAGTTTCATCTAACGTCATACTGCCAGTTATAACTGTATAGT